AACCATTTCCTAATTCTCTTATAAAATTTTGTTGCAATCCTGTATTATTAATTTTTTCTGCCATTATTTTATCATATTCTGAAATAGCATCTCCAAACATTTTCGTTCCATACCAATCAGCAAAAGGAATTTGTTCTTCGCCTTGTTTAATTGTAAAGGTATTAATTTCTTTTATGTGATCTGCTTTTAATTTTTTTATTTTTATTTCTAAATCTTTGTATTCTTTATTGGTAAGTTTGAAACCTTGTTGTCTACCTTTTTGACCCCAATCTGATTGAATCTCCTCTATATAAAATACTTTCTTATCATCGCTTGTTGTTCTATCTTTTGTTCTAAAATGAGCAATGACATTCTGTTCATCAAAATGACTTTCGTCAAATTGCACTTTAGGATCATCATATTTAATTAAAAACTCTCGGTAATTATCTCCGCCTGGTTCTGTGTATTCTCCAAACCTTGTTAATCGTTTTGGTGGGTCAATAAGACCTGCCTCTACCATAATTTGTTCAGCTTGTATTAAAGCTTCGTCAAACGATCCTATATTTTGCCTACCCCTTCCGAAGTTTCTCTGTAAATAATTTTTACCATCTTTCATATCTGCTTCTGATCTAAATATCTCATATCCTTGGTCATTATTTCCTGTAATAATATATTTAGTTTCAGGATCAACAAATGTAGAAACAGGCGTTCCTTTATTATTAACTGTGTAATTTTCTTTTTCACCTCCTAAAAACCTTTGTCTTAGATTTCCAAAATTGTTCATTTCCTCTCTTCCATAAAATCTTACATCATCATCAACATCACCTTTTAATTCAACCTCATCTAACTCTATTCTATTCGCATTGATCTGATCCTGTAGTTCTTGTTTAGTGATCTTATCTTTATTGAGAACATCATCTAATCCAAGCCATTCTATCTCATCTGGTTTTACTCCAGCTTTTAGTAATTGTTGGCGATATTGTTGTCCTGTGCCTTTATTTTGTTTAAGCTGATTGGTTACTTCTTCTGCCTTAGAGTAAAAATTAAGACGATCTACTTTTGGTTTTAGATTTACAACCTCGCCTTTGTTAGGAGCTAGTTTAGATAATCCTTTATCAACCATCTTACCCATTTCACCTACACCCATACTAGATACAGTTGCTGAACCAGGATTTTCATCTACTCTTTTTTGAGCAGCTTCTCCGACTTCTTCTGATGTTTCTCTAATATTTCTGGCAACTGCGGGAGCTTTTTTAGCTGCTTGTCCTCCTATATTACCGACACCTAAAAACTCTCCGCCAACAAACCCAGCTTTAAAATCTTGTTTCTTTTGATCTGATATTTTTAGATCATCAATAAAGTTATCAAAGTAACCTTTATAAAACTGTGACCCATAATTTTCTTTTGATAATGTTTCAAAAGTATTTGCAAATGTTTCTAATTTCTTCCCATCTTCTGCACCAACAGATTCACCAATACTTACAAACAAACTTGCAAGATCAGTAGGAAATCCTAATGTTGCTCCAAATGCTCCAGCACCAATACTTGCAGTTGTTCCCGCTACTCGTTGCAACCCTTCTCCAATTTGTTGCAATCTTGTAGGCTCAGGATCTTTAACAATTACTTTCATAACTCCATCTGTTATGTCAAACTCATAGTCAATACCCTGATCATCAAATTCTTTTTTTTTATATATTTCTTCAAACACATCCATGATTATTGACTTTCTAATTCCTTAATTCTTTTTAATTCTTGTAATAAACTTGCTCGTCTACTTTCACCTGCCCATAATTTTGGGTTGTATTTTTTTCCAGCTTCTGTTGGTTGTTCCGTTATATATGTTAAAAATTGTATTGCTTGTTCAAGCGTAAATAAATTATTTGCTTTATAGTTATCATCAGTTCCAAAGCTCATTTTTGAAACTTCATCTATTATTGCATCTTTTTTATTTAACAATTTTTTATTAATTTCTTTATTTATTTTAATAATTAAATTTTGCTCTTGTCTTTCAAACTCTGCCTTAATATCAAAAGTTTTGTTGTTTGCTTTCGCTTCAATGTATTTGTCATATACATCCTGTTTAATTTCTATGGCTATTTGTCTGTCTGTTTTTTCTTGATCAGATAAATCTCCTAAATCTGCATCTAATTTATATTTACCTACAAACAAAGCAGATCTGTTTGTAAATTCAGTATCTAGGGTTGAGTTGACTTGTTTGACTAAAGTTTTAAAAGTTTCATACAAAATGTTTTCTCTATTGTTGACAAGTTCTTCCATAGTCAAAGATCCATTTTCGCCTTTAGTTATTAAATTACTTTGTGTTTCTCTTTGTTCTTGAGTTAGAAATGATGGATGAGGTTCTGGACCTATTTTTTGTAATACATTTTTTAATTGATTTTGTTTTGTTAAAGGTAATTTTGATAACGCTTCTCTTGCCTTGGGATACTCTTCATTTGCAATTGCTTGTGTAAATGTATCTTCATTAAGTTTATTTTCATTTTCTTTTTGTTCAGCCATATCTTTAACAGCTTTATTTTGAAGTTCATCTTGCTCCATCAAGTATTTAATAAAATTTTGTTGTTCATCTGGTTTTAAAAAATTAAAGATATTGTTTATTTTATTATTATTTGTTTTTTGTCTGCTTAATAATTCTATTGCATCATTACTTGCTTTTTCGTCTCTTAATGCTTCTTCTCCACCCGCTCTAAATAAAGTTTGCACAAATTCTTTTCTATAATCTTTGAGATCTTTATCCAAAACAGCACTACTAATATCACTCACAAACGCTGCATCACTTAATGTTTTTTGTTTTTTTATGAATATATCTTGTATCGTTCCTCCATTATCAATGTAGCTATCAATTTCCTGTGGCAAACTTTCTAAAGAAGATGTAAAAGCCGCTGTATATTTTCTTTTTCTATTTTCTACTTCTTGTTTTGCTATATCTTTATAATACTCTTTTAAATATCCACTAGCTGACACAGAAAGTGTTGATTTTATTTTATTTGATATTTCTGGAAAATCTTTAGTTACATTTGTAAAACCTAAAATAGTTGCATCTAATTGTTCAGCATATTCGCCTGGATCAATCTTAGTTGCTTTTGCATTTATTTCTAAAGCAGTAAATGTTCTTGCAGCTTCGGATTCAACATCTAATATTAAACCTTCTAGAGCTTTACTTCGAGCAGCTTTACCTTTTGTTCCGTATCCATATTTTTTAAGCACATCCTCGCCAGATTGTTGAGCATTAGCTAATTGTTCTAAAGTGATTGGATTAGCAGCTCCATACGCTTCTCCTTCTTCTACAACCTTTTCCGTCATTTGTTCATAGAAAAAACCAGACATAGTATTAAGTAACTTTGTTATTTGATCTTGACCGACCATCTGCTGTTCTAAAATACCTACCTCGGTTGCAGCACTTGGTCTGTACCCTAAACTTAATATTGATCTATTTTGTCTTACTCTTTCAACCATCTATCCTCCAAACCCTATTCCTACTCTACCGCCAGAAGGTAAAGGAACATTTGTTGTACCAGCCTTGCTTACTCCTTGTAATGCACTTGCTGAATAACCAGAACCTCCACCAAGGTTCATCCCACTGAAAGCACCCGACAAACCAACTTGAGCAACATTCATAACTAATCCTGTAATCGCTTGAGTTCGAGCTTGTCTAGCTGCCATAGCTCCTCGATACTCTAAATTTTTAGCTTCTCTTTCTGATTGTTCAATAGCTAAAAAAGCGTCTTGTTCTAATATTCCAACATCTAAAGCTGCGGGTCGTAATACTTGTTGTTCACTAAACACCGCTGCCGATCCTACTTCTGGTAATACACCACTTGAATATCCTCTGGCAATATTACTGGCTAACGCTCTTTTTGTTCGTCTTAGTATTTCATTGGCTGATTCTTTAGCTTTAACAGCTTCAACTCTACCCTCAAGTCTTTTGTTTCGAGCTTGAGCTTCCATTATGGTTTTTTGTACTTTGCCACTTGCAACAGTTGAACGATACTGTAAAACAGATCCTGCTAAACCAATTGCGCCAAATATTGCTCCTGCACTCATTGGCTACCACTTACGCTATACTCTAAACTTAACAAAGTAAAAAACAATGGTTTCGTTTGAGTGATTGATATTTGAGCTTCTTCGCTAAATCCTAAAATCGGAGTTACACGCTTACGCCCTGTAAATAATGTTTCAGAAGAATCAAGAGTGTAGGGGAACTGTTTAAGACTCACCTCATTACCATTGATTGCAATATTTTGTGTTTGATTTAAAACAGGCGATACCGCCACGATTCTTTTTTTTCTGCCGACCATTGTGCCTGAAGCAAGTTTAGGTTCAGCAGGCAAGGTCTTGGCTAATACATCATGATGTAACCCAATCTCTACATAAGTAGTAGGAACTTGATCAATTGTAATCGCACCTGATGAAACAGTTTTTTCCCCTAAGAAAATATCATCTCTTACCACTTCAACAGTCTTAGCTTCTAAATGACTCAAACCAGAAACTGTGGTAGAGGAGGGTTTGTTACCATCGGCAGATCCGTCAAACAGTTGAAACGATGCATCTGTTGTTCTATCATCGTCTAATCGTTCTATGTAGTGTTTTGTACTACTGTTGATGGTTCTTTTAACAATCACATAAATATCATCAATATCCACCGCACAATCTTCGTATGTACCATCGGTAATGAACTCACTTGGAGCTACAACCTTTTGTGATCGGTGCACAGAATACGCTGCCATTGTCCCGTCAGAACCATTGACTATCATTAATAAATCGCCATCATCCGTCGAAGTCGCTCTTCTAAAGGCAATCTTCACAGGACTTTTTAGCAAATGACTCGATAGCAAAGAGATATTGTTAGATTGATAGGATAATTCTGCATCGCTAAATAAAAACTCTCGCAACGCTTTACCTGATCTTTGTAAAAAAATCGTACCGCCTTCAACAGATACAGGCATAATATTAGGTTTAGATCCAGAGGAAGTTGCAGCTTTAATGGTTAGATTACCAGGGGTTATCGGTTGGCCTTCTCCTTGCTGTACAAAAAATTCATTGCCTGTTGTAAAGATTTGCAAATCTCTGCCTGAACGAATACCCGTAATTGCATTGACAGAATCAGAAGATAAAACAGCAAATATAGCATCATCGTCTAAACCTTCTGCTTCGAGAAAATTAAAAAAGTCAGATACCTTTGATCCAAATAAAGCCGAGGGTAAACTCTTTGAACCGCCAAAATATAATCTGCCTTCATGAAACACACCTGTTTTTGGAAACCCTTTAGTCGATGAAAAGACATCTTCGTATCCCGCTTCGAGTTCCCAGTTCGTTGCTGTGATTGCAGAAGTATTAAAGAACGGAATCTCTATATTTACTTTGATAGATGTAGCGGATGTAAACTCTACAATTCTTGCTCGACCAAATCCGTTTTTAACATTGATATATTGATTGACATTGCCACTAGAAAAAATACTCGCACTTGCTGAAATGGTTGCAGTTCCGTCAATAGAAGAGGGAGTAATATCTCCTGAAGGTTCAGATACCGATTTTGTAAAAGCAAATTTTGGCGAAGTGATTGATATTGTACTTGCTGTCCAGGTTGTATTATTAGCACCTCTTACAATCGATAATGGAGCAAGATCTTCATGCATTAAAATTAAAGTGTCCGCAGATTGTGTAAAGGTAATTGCATCAAAAGAAATATCGCCTAACGATACAGTTAAATAATTATTACCACTTGAATTTATATTGGTCTGCAATACGCCTTGTCTAAATACAAACATCTTTGCATTGTTGGTAGTATTCGTTGATAATTTAACAAAGACGAGCATAAACGAATCTACACTTGAAAACTCAAACGGAATCAAACGAAGTCCTTGTTGAGCGGTAAACGATCCGCCTAAGTCAGAAGATACATCCAGTAAAAATTGTTGTCCTGGTCTTCTTTCAATCGCACCTTGCGGAATACATACAATGTTGGTGGCTTTTTCTAAACCCGCCTGATACTGAGTAATGTCTACTCTACCTTTAACAAGCGGATCAAACTCTCCCATAGTAAATGATGATTGATACTGAACAATTCGACTCATGCTCCTCTAACCTCGGTTAAGAGATACTGAGCAATAACGGGTGGAGTTTCTCCCGCACCATCTAAATTAATGGCGGTTCTAAAATAACCTCCTCGGTTATTATCAGCAGCTCCACCGAGTGCGATGTTTTTATAGTATGCTCCTTTTTCTGTTTGATCTGTAATGGTTTCGGCTAAGTTAAATGCCAACATATAAACCAGTAATTGAGTAAAATAAACAGGGAGCTTACCTTCTACAATATCTTGTTGATAGTCTACAAAGATTGAAGTGTTATCCGTTAATAATGTTTCACCTTGAATTTGCCAATCTGTGATCGTTGATGCTCCTCGATCCTTTGAGTTATAGACCGATCGTGGCACACTATTAATCATGTCTGGTGGTAATGAATATTGATATAAAAAATGGGCGGTAGGTGCTGTTGATAATCTAGCTAACTCCGCTTTTTTTAAAGTAAATGTCCAAGGATACATTCCAAGGGTTGTGGTTTTGACTTTGGGATAGATAATGTCTAAAGCATTACCAACCGCTGTTCCGTTAGAGAAACTCGCAATCGTATCTGAACCCAGTAACAATAGTGCTTGATTCGCAATGCTGACTTGAGTATCTCCCGTTGCCATAAAAAAATCCTTTATTAAAAGTGGAGAGCCGAAGCTCCCCACAGTTTCGTCTATTAGTCCGCGTCAGCTACACTAAGTGCTGTTCCGTCACTCACATCGACCACTCCAGAAGCGTTGGATAATACAACGACTAAAGAAGCAGTAGGCGTGTTTGAATCATGAACATAAATTAAATCACCGACTTTAACTTCATCAGATACTGAATTGAAGTAAGCAGAGGTGTTCATTGTAGCCAAACTATCCGTGGTCGTATAAGACCACATTTGTGGTGCAGAACCTCGTTTGCTCATGCCACCAATAGGATTCCATCCTGCTCTTGCAAATGCCATAATTTACCTCCTATGATTCTCTACAAGTTACTTTAATTAAACCAGCGGTATCGATTGCAACTGCACCAGCACTATACATAGCTGAAACTAAGAAGGATGTCTTCTCAGGCACATAGTTGACCTCCACTTTAGGTGCGACACTTACGCCACATCCAATTGCTGATCTGTGATAAAAAAAGGTATTTCGATCTGAACTTCCATCAATGGCAAGCCCACCCTCATCTCGGTCTCCGACAATATGAAATTGAAATCCCATCATGGTATTAATCTCACCTTGTACTAATGCTCGGATGTTTTGAAAATCACCAGAGATTGCTCTTTCATCGCCTAATAGTCCCGCAATCGAATTCGCATGCACAACCGCATGTCGGTCGTTTGGACTTACATTGGCAGCGTCCATAGCTTTTTTAGCTGCGATGATTTTACCAATATTCAGATCTGAAGCCGCGGCTGAACCTGAGGTTACTACTGTGTTAGCAATAGTTGCTCCTGGTGAAGCTGCTTCCATCACATCGATAATAATTTGATCTTCTCTTCTGGCAATCGCTTTACCCACTACTTGGGCAAGTTCTTGTCTTTCATCAAAGTTTACTTTGCTCTGATCGAAAATATCAGAATATTCCGCTGCAATAAAATCTTGCATGGTGGCTGTTACTGTGCTGAATTCTGTGTTTAAAGGCACAACATCTGTTTGCGGGGTTCGAATTTGACTTACGCCCTTCCCAATTTTTGGAAACTTGACTGTCGATCCCTGAACATTTGTTCTCATTCTAACACTATTATTCAAGACAGATTCACCTTGATATGCTTGTTTTACCTCCGCTTCAAACAGGGTAATAAAAGCTGTTGATAATCCTGTACTCATAATTGTACTCCTGTTAAATAATTAAAATTTTTATTAATCGCTTCGGTTATTGGAAAAAGATCCAGCCAAACATATAAGGAATTGCCTTACACAATCTCATTTCTGAGAAGCCAAACCAGCCGAAAAGGTTATTGGTTACTTAATTTATAAACCATGTAAAATAATTTTTCAAGAAAAAAAGTATCTTCTAGCGTTTATCATAAATGCGGTGATAAGTTTTTTTAAGAAACTTTTTAATAAATGCCTTGATCCATGACTTTAAATAGAACTTTGCAATCCGTATGGGGATGAGTAGGGGAGTCGTTAAGATATCAAAAATCAATAAAAACAGATCAACACTAAAATCAATAATGTTATCCGCATCTTTAAATTTTTGTTTGATTGTGTTTAGGATAACTTGCCTGACCTTTCTAACTCAATCATATCTTTCTCAACTTTTTTTCTAAAGGCTTCATCCGTTGCATATTTAGGATCAGCAACCCTCGATAATACTTCATCCTTGTCTAAACCATCGACTTGCATATTCATAGTGGGTATTTCTTTTTCGCCTGTCATACCTCTAAAAATATTTAAGATTCTAATACCTTGAGCAGTACCTCCCATGATTTTAAACTCTTCAAAATCCTCTTTGTTTAAGATTCCCTGACTGACTAACTTTCTTCCCCAGTTCGCCATACTTTGAATTTTCTCGTTTGCATTTTCTCCAAGTTTAGCTAGTTCTTCTTTTTCGTTAATCTCAGCCTGTTGCATATTCTCACCTCTAATCTCTGATATTTTACTGACCAACTCATTAAAAGATTCTTGCGAGATGTTATTTGCTTTTGCCCAGCCTGATGCAAATTCAACTTCTGGATCATTGTTATCAATACCTTGTTCTTCTAGTGCTTTTAAATCATACGACTCTGGAGCTTTACTATTTTTTTTATGATAGGCTTTTTCTAATTCATTATAGCTTTTCATGAGCTTGTCTGGATCTGGTCCTTCTTTATCATCCCAGAATTTATCTTGCCAATGATCAGGCTTTTCAAACTGTACATTATCTAAATCCTCACCCTCGACCACCTGGTCTCCAGGCTTAGTTTCCATGCCCTCATCTTCGCCTGTGGTTTCAGGTTCAAGGGATGCTTTCGACATTAATCCTTCTGACTGTTCTGGTGTTTCTTCCGTTTTAACTTCTTCTTGATTTTGGACTTCATCCATTTCTTGCTCTCCTTAGTTTTAAAATTATTTCTCTGATTATAGAATTTTGACCATCCCTAAAATAACCAAATGAGTGATCATATCCAGGTGTCCATGCGGGTACATCTAAATAAGTTTTTCTCAAATGAATTAAGAGTTTCTGACCTTGATCGGTGGAAAATACTTGCTGATAGAGTTTATCGAGTTCGGTGGGTTCGATCCTTGCATTAGGATCGGGCATTGCATCTAATCCCTCCCAACCAGGACTATTGATCGTTTGTTGCTGTTTGTTGCTGGGTTTCATTCATCATTCCTTGGTTCATCTGTTGTTGCGCAACCGCTTGAGCTTGTTCCGCCATGACTTGTTGCATCTGTTGTCGTTCTTCAAAAGTAGTACGGATCGAAGCGGGCACTGCCATTGCATCTGCAATAAAGTCAGCAACCTCTTCAATCTTAAAGGTCATTTGTCCTGTTGGACCTAGACTCGATGCGATCTGAATATACTGCATAATCTGATTTACTTTTGTCATATTACTTGCCATAGCAATCTCGCCTACGGGTTGAATTTTAACTTGCAATCCATTGACCTTGAGAGGGAGCTGAATAATACCGAGTGCATCCATAACCTCTAAAGTTCTCTTCACCACAGGATACATCGTTTCATTAATTAATCTTCCGTATGCCGAGCCTAAGTTCTGCGACAATTGTTTCATTCGCTCCGCTACTTCTAAAGCAGTTCGAGCCGACATATTGTCTGGCGGTAAGGATTCATCCAGTAAAATTTTCTTAATGTTCATACGAAGATCGTTTGTTATAATCTGACTTAACTGTGGATCTCCTGATCTGGGTAAAGGTTGTAAGTCCGCACCTCTTGGACCTCCGTTAGAGTTTACAGGAATGATTGCACCAGGAACTAGATTAATTGAGTTCGGATTAATTACACCCGTATCCACCGCAGTATAGACACCCGCAATAGTTAGCGATGCATTTTTAAGAGTGAGTTCTAATACTCGGTTCAAAGTTTTAATATCGGGTAGAGCGGTAAGAACAGGACCTCGACCATATCTTTCATTCGCTGCTTTCATGTATCTGGCAATCACCCAAGGAAACGATTTAAGATCTCTATAGACTAGTTCGTTTTGTCCTCCTCGATCAATAATTTGATAATGATATCTGCCTGTGTTTTTATCGTAGTATGTACCTTCTATCAGCTCCACCATCTCACCTTCTCGGTTGGTGTATTTTTGTTTCATATCCTGTGGAATCTTAATGTCAGGAAACTCTTGATCTAGTACACCATACGGGCGTTTCATTCTACGATAGACCTTATCGACACTCCCAAATGGTCCTTCTTCAAAGGTAATTAAAAATGTTGGGACAGCAGTATAGCGAATAGGGGTGACTTCATCGCCAGGCTGGATCAACATAACCGCAGTACCAATAGCCAATTCAAGCAAAAATTCGCCCATAGCCTGATCAAAATTAGATTGTCGCATAATGTCGAACATACGATCCGCATAGCTATCGAGGATTTGTTGGGTTTCTATTTTTCGTTCTTCTGGTATTTCTGATCCTGGTATTAATCGACACCATCTGGCAGCGGGTGGAAACAATCCTGATTGTAAACGATTCGCAAATTTTTGTGTTGAATCAATCGCAGTAGAATCAAACACTCTCGACATTTTATCTTGACCTGGAACATCTCCATCAAAATAACCATCATGCAAATTTCTCATGGGTAGCGAATAGCGGTATGCATCTTCATAAATGGATCGCCAATTATCCTTATGAGTATTGTTTTTATCGTATTTTGATTTGAGTTGTTGAGGACTAAGTTTTGGCATTTTTATACCTTTCTAGTAAATTTTTTCCTTTACTCGCTAATCGTCTAGCGGCTTGAGCATTGGTTGGAGCAGACTCTCCCCATGCTCTGGCGGCTAGTGCAAACCGAGTCGGTTCTCCGTTAGGTTTTTTAAAAGGAGGAAGGGTTGACCGCCCGTAAAACCGACTCAAGAATGATCCTTTTCTTCGCATTTTTTGTGGTGTATTCGCTGCTCCTTTTACACCTGGCTTTAAATTAGATCCTTCTTTTTTTTTAAAAAATTTTCTACCCGCTTCTGTTAAACCGCCTTCAGGATTTTTATGTTTTTTTAGCATACTTCATTTTTGATTCATTAACGGACATCTTCATTTTACCGCCCGTCATCTTAGCAAAATTTTTAGCTTCCATTACCCCTTTTGAATTATAGGGAAATTTCTTTTTCATCATCTTATTGTTACTTTTGTACATGACTTCTGGCATCTTGGTCCTCTCTTTTTTTAGGGTTACGAATATATTTTTTGCTCATCCTCTTGGATTCCTCATTGGTCCGAGTGTATTTTGTTGATCTTCTTCAGGTGTTCTGCTTAGAAAAGAAGTCATTAAACCTTGCGCACCTCTTTTGCGAGATCGCTTTCTAGCAGCTACTTCTCTTGATTGTCTGGCTTTTTCTTCATCCGCTAATTTTTCTCTTCTCGCAACTGCATCCAACTCCGCTTGAGAAGGTCCGATATTTGCGGGTGCTTTAGGTGTTGAAAATAATCCGCCCATGTCTACTCCTTTTCCTGAATCCCGAACAATCGACTCATCATAAAATAATCAGATTTGTCAGGACCAAAACCTTTTAATAATCCTTCTTCTAGAAAATAACATGACTTTGCCCATTTGTATGCTAGGTAATTATACCGACTGACATTAATCTGTAATCTATGGATATTTAGTTTCTTAGCAGCGTAGTTAAAAAATCGTAAACTTGCTTTATGAAATTTAAATTTATGCTCACCTATTTGTAAACACGGAATCAGCCACGCTTCATACACGCCCTCCCAAATCGGTAGCAATCCAAAACAACAGACAATCTTTTTACCGACCATGCCTGAGAATGATAATCCGTGCATAGGAAAAGTTTTGAGTCGTTCTGCATAATCATGAAAGCTGTCAAACAATTTTTTTTCTGCTTCTCTAAACTCCATAAATTTTAAATGTGTATAGTGAAACGGAACAACCTTAGATTCTTCTCCATCGATTCTCATTGCCTGATTAAGTTCTATTGTTGTAAACATTTACACACCGCACATTCCCTCATCGCAGATAGAGTCAAACCCATCAAATAAATCTTCTTGCTTTTCTGCAATCTCTGTAATTTTTTCTAATGGCTCACAACTAGAATGTAGAAAATATTTATTTGCATATTCTTTAGGTACATTTTTTTTGTAAGTATCTGTGTTTCTTATTTGTTTATCTATTTCTACTGCTCTTACAAACGATTGTGGATCTTCTTTTTTTATTCTTAACCAATCTGGGGTTTTATGAAATGGACAAAAGTAACAAGCTGATCTTGGAGGTGTTGGATAACCATTATTTTTCATCCAAGCTTTACAATCTTGCCTTGACATACCAAGGTCATTAATTAGAGGATATTGATTATCAATGTAACGAAGTTTATTCATTCTAACTCTTCGCATTTCATCAGTTGATATGCCAAGTAATTGTTCTACCTTTACTGAATTTAGATTGACTCTTTCACCTTTTTTATATCCTAAAAGTTGTCTAATTTTTATTTCAATAGGTTTTATTTTGTAATCGGAAGTGCATTGTCTTTTCATCATACCTTTTTGATTGTTTTTTATATTTTTATTAAAAAATGGAATTGTATATTTGTTGTATTTACCTTCACTTGCATCTAATACATCTTGTTCTAAGTTTCTCCAAGTCACTATGTGGACTGGATAATTTACAGTTTCTTTTATAAACTTTAACCACTCATAAACTTTAGGTGGTTCTGCTTGAGTATCAGCAAAGATAGCACAATCAACCATAGGTATTTCACCCTTGTGTATCATTAATGCTAATGTACTTGATTGCACTCCAGCTCCTAAAGATAATACTCGAAGTGTTTTCATGCTAACGGATCAAAGTCTATCTTAGCTACCATTGGTTGTAACTGTCTGGACTTTCCTCTGGTCATGGTACGATACTCCGATCCGAGTAAACAATACTGAGCTGCATCCCCAATATGCGAATGTTCGTTTTTATTCGGTGTATCTTTGAATCGTTCTTGACCCGCACCGATTGCCACTCGTTTAAAGTGATACCCACCCGCTAAAGATTTTCTCAAGCGAACACATTTTCGGTCTATTCTAAAGCCTGGTTTACCATCAATCAATCTGGTCATTGGCATGGCGAGTGCTTCTCGTCTGGTTTTAAAATTATTAGTCGCACAGGGTTTAGCAAGTATGCCATGTGTTTTTAAATGATCGAACGAAGTATCTTCATTTAAGGTTGATCTTTGAGAACCCGCTGGATCGCCAAACACTACGATATCATTTTTAGGAAAAAATCGATTAATATCTTCTTTGAGTAAAATAGCAAAGCGTTCTAATCCCATATCGTAAGTTACAATTTCATGAATCACCCTCCATACGCCTTTGTGATCTCTTTGAGCAAATACCGCAGCGGGTGTTAAACCAAAGTCTAATCCTATCTGCACAGGCACTCCGTCTAAAATTTCACAATCTTCGGTCATAGATGAATCGTCAAACTCTGGTGTAACGGGTCGACCTTCTTGAACATAAGTAAACTTGCCTTCTGCATAACAACGAATCCAATCTAGATTCTTTCCGCCCAACAATTGTTCGTAATAACCAACAGGAAGATTGTTTAGATTTTCTGCTTTATCATTGGTCTGCCACCATTTACCGCCACCAAAAACAAACCCTTGTGCTTCTGGCATTTCTTTGGGAACATCTTGAGCTTCAAATACACCTGGCGGTTGTCTAAAAAATTTCCAGGCAAACTTTCCCCTCGGTGGTTCTTTCTCCGATAACCGATAAATGTAATGATCATCATCAGGAGGATTGGTATCTAGAATCACACCACGCCAAGTAGGCCCTCCATCTTCTTTGCTTGGATATCTGCCGACTCTATGAGTTGTTCCATCAATCACCGCTTTTGGTAATTCTCTACATTCATTAATCCAAGCACCCGTGATTTCTAATGATAATAATTTTCTGGTATCTTTAGGCTGATCGAGTGCCAGAAAGATTACTTCACAATCTATCCCCGCAGCTCCATCCCTGGAGGGGAGTTTGATGTGGTGTGTAATGGGTGGCGAATGATGAACAGGACCATAGATATGTTCTGGGAATAACTCTAACCAAGTTTTTAGCGTAGTGGTTTTTAACATCGGATAAGAGTTTCTTACAATCACAAATCTTGTTCTCTTGATTCCATCTCTTGGACTCGGTTTTTGTTGTATGGCTCTTTTAAAGATCTCAGCACAACAAGCATAGGATTTCCCCGAACCAACAGGACCGATCAATCCTCTAACAAAAGATTTATCCTGTAAAAATTTCCAGATCGTAGGCGATTTGCTAAAGTCAAGTTTGAGTCCTGGTATGTTAGTTGTCATCTGTTGGTCCTACCATCTTAATATCAATCACCGCTGGTTTATCCGCATCTTGTTCCGCATCCAGCAACCCAGCCGACTTTGCTAACATCTGCAACACTCTCACCTTATCAATCATCTCAATATCCAAAGTGCCATCTTGTAAAATACGAATCCTCTTAATCGCTCCCAACGCCGATTTCGGAATATCCTTAATGTCCCTAACTTCCGTTATCGTCTTGCCTTCCTCATCCGTACTCCAGGACACAATGTCCGTAATGTTCGCAGTTCCTAAATTAATCAGTTCCTGTGCCAAGGTTTCACGATTTTGATAAATCACCTCACTCCCCTTGATCCTTCGTTTAATCTGACGAACCGAAGCAAAGTTTTTCAAATTAGGTAAGACTCGTTTTACCATCTAGTAATCCATCCCATCCGAGAACCTCTGCGGTTTTGGCGAAGGTTGTGGATTA